AGAGGCGGCAAACCCGCTAGCAATACCGCGAATAAAAATCTTAGATGGCGATCCACCACAACTAAAGTTGTAGAAATAATTGCTGTCGCCGTAACCTTGGACGTCAATACCTTTACCGGTGCCGGAAATAAACGCCCGACAAGAAATCAAGTTATTGTTATCGGCGTCAGTAAGCAAAAACGCAGTGCCATCAATAAACTGGCCTTGGCAATACAAGAATGTATTAAACGATGTGTTACCACCTGCGGTTCCAGGCGCGTTGCTTGCCAAAATAAACCCATTGCCGTTGATACAGGCGGGCAGGTCTAAGCAGCGAACAGTGATGTTGCTAAAAATATTCAGTTGGCTATCGGCAGGTTCTGCTAGCTGGCCTGCGAGGTAATTTGTTATTACGACACCTGCATACGTTGGATGCAAGATGTTGATGTGGTCAAAGCGCCCATTATTGATGGAAATGATGTTAATACCGCCCGAACACGTACCTGAACAATCAAGGTACATATTGCTTAGGCCAACACCGTTAATCTTTGCGTTTAATGCGCTTTGAACCGTGTAAAACGAGAACATAGACCCCGCGTAAACACCACCATACCAAACAATGGTGGTTGCTGGGGAAGCGCCTGTACCACCATCGTGAATACCGTTAGCGCCATAACCTTGCAACATCACGTTTGATTTAGTGATGTTAATTTGCGACGATATTTTGTAAGTACCCCAAGGGAACAAAATAATGCCGCCATTTTTAGACTGCGCGTAATCGATGGCGTTTTGGATGGCCGTTGTTGAGTCAGTCGAACCGGTTGGGTCAGCGCCAAAATCCAGCACTGATAAGGTTTGCTCTAGTTTTGCTTCGACCGTGGTGCTTACGGCCCCTGTAAACGGCGGGTCGTAAATTATTTGCGAAGCATCATCTACGCCATTAAGACCGCTTAGGTTGTCATAGGTTCCAATTAACGCGCCCGCGCTGTCTCTTAGTACAAATTTGTAATTAAGACCAGCGGTTACCCAAATCTCACCTGATGCAACGCGTCCTGCTGCGTCCAACACAATTGGGTTTGTATGCGCCGTTGAACCTGCTGACGATGTATAGGTGGCTTGAGGTGTCGTGGTTCCAGCGGCGTATGAGTAGAGTAACCCTCCCGTCAAAGGGTTGCCGCTGCTATCAAAAAACTGTGCTGCCGCGCCACCAAGCGCTGAAATAAAGACGGACATAGCTAACTCCCTATTGCAGCTCTATCGTTAAACTTTTGTTTAACGCACATGATCATCGTCATTATGATCCGATTTTTCTTGGATTTGAGGCGTTACTTGAACTTTGAGTTTGTCAATCAAGGCAACCACTTGCACGTAAGGCATGGCACCTAAAGCATTCAAAATACTATTAAGCTCGTTAATATTTAGGTCAAGTTTGATATTCTGCATATTCAATTCCAAGGCAAATCAACCTTAGTCGCTACCGGTTGCTTTTGCTCGTCAATCTGGTTTTGCACTTCTTGCTCAACCGACAAAACGCCAGCAGGCTCTAAAGCCTCTTTAGTCCAAGCAACGGCTTGATCGTGCGTTAGTTGATCAAAGGGCAAGAAGTTGTTTGGGTCAGCAGGTTTAAGCATAACAGCATGGTTTGCAGAGGCTGTTAAGTTACCATCAACGCCTCTAACCGTGAAGTTGCTCAAGACCACGGTATTTGGCCTAGGCGTTTGCATCACCCGCAGCGATTCAATTTTCCAAGTCAATACTGTTGCCATTTTGAAATCCTTTACGCTACAACAGCAAGTTTACGAATCGTGCCGCCAGAGTCTTTAATCTCTATGTAGCCAGCAATCGATAAGATAGAGCCTGTGTACGTTCCAAAACTAACATTACCCGTGCCTTTTGGTGTTAGCGTTATATCAAGATTGGTTCCTGACCCTTGAGCAGACATAGCAGGTGAATTACCAGACGCACCACCTGTAACTTGAAGATAATTCACAGCATTTCCGGTATGCGCTACGCGAAATTGTCTATCCGTAGAGTTGGTAGCAAAGTCAAAAACACCCGTACCTTGCGTACCAAAATACATGGATACGTTGCTGTCGGACCCTGCGACATAAAACAACGGACTTGAGCCTGTTGGAGAGCCTACGACTTGAAAATAATTAACGGTAGGTGTGCCAAAAGTGTATGCAAAAAGTGATGTTCCGTCAGCCGTACCAAGGGAAACGCCGCCAAGAAAACCCTTGCCAGTAAGTCTTAGTTCAATGTTTGTGTCAGTGCCGGTTGCAGCAATCGTTGCAGGATTGCCTGTAGACGACCCACTAAGCGTTAAGGTGTTAGCTGTTCCTGGAAGCGCTAAAGCGCCTGCGTCGCTAAGTGTAGCAACCGATTTTTGTATAACCTTACCCGACGTACCATCAAATCTTGCAAGCGCGTTATCGGTAGAAATCGTATCAGCGCTGCTAACATCACCATAATCAACACCTAGCACAGCCGCAGCAATAACGCCTGAACTTGCTTTCAGCAAACCGGTTGTCGATGCTGCTTGAAGGCTGTCGCCTGCCGTGCCTGCGAACAAAGCAATTTGGTTGTTTACTGAAGAAGCAGGGCCACTTACGTTACCGCCAAGGTCTGCAATGCTTCCGGCAGTGATCTTATAGCTTGTGCCGCCGCGAGCAATCGGCAGTTCGTCACCTGACTGTGCCGGATTACCGCTTGGCAGCGCCGATATTTTGATAGTTGACATAGTTAAATCCTCTTATCAAACTGGCCCTTGGAACCAACCACCAGCAAAGGTTCTTACGGGATTGGCTGGCAAAACAACGTTAGATAACGTTTTCAGATTCACGTTGCTCTGCCTTCGCCGATTCAGGTGTTGGAACGGGCAACTGAGGGATGACTTGATCTTTGATCTTTTCGATCAAACCAACTGCTTCAATATATGAAAAGGTTTTGCCCAGCGCGGTCAGCACAGCGTTGACCTCATCAAGCGTCAGGCTCAGGGTAGTTTGTACGGATTGCTTTTGTTGCATGTTCAAGGTTCTTTAAAATTTCCAGCCAGCGTCTTCGTTGGGGTTTGTCTCAGCCGCATAGGTAATGGCCGAGGCTTCACGTTTAAGTTGAGCGATGAGATGCTCGTCAGTAGGGTCGTCTTCAAGTTTTTGCAGCTTCTTGAATCCAGCCTTATAGCGATCATACTGGTCTTGCGTGAGTTCTACATTTAGGGTTGGCATGTCTTGCTCCTTTAATTAATGATAAGAAAGTTAACACGAGTTTCTGCTGTTGCCGCAGCATTGGCATGAAGCGTAAATGAACCGGCTCCAGCCACAGCAGCAACCGACTTCATCGTCGTATCGTTTGTACCCACCGTACAAATGATGATTGAGTTTGCCGTGACTCGGCTGTCCGTTACGACAAGCGACGTAGCCGCCGCAGCAAAGTTCACCGTTCCGGCATTTTTGTTGATGGTTTGAGCGCCAGTCGTACCCGCAGCAGTGACCGTCTTGTCAAGCTGCATGTCGCCAGCGAAGTAATTCGCGGCTGTCCCGTTAGCATAGAAATTCCAACGTCCTGTGCCGGAGGAGATGTTTGAGTAAAAGCCGTAGTTATTAGTAGCTCCGGTTAAAGTTACTCCTGCAAAAAACCCATACTGATTCGTGACTGATGACCCAGCGCCAATTGTTCCTTGTGCTGCAGAAAAACCATAAAGTCCGGTAAGAGTAAAAGCTGTTGCTGCGGTGTTAGGCTGGCTAAAGAACATACGGGCATCAGATGTAACACCAGACTGGATGGTGCCATCAGACCCAACACCAAAAGCAGAGGTACCACCTGTTATATTTTTACTAACCCGCAGGTTCCATCCGGTAAGACTGGTGGCTCCAATCCCCACACTACCTGCGTTATCAATCCGCATCCTCTCAGTTACGCTACTAGCACCATCAGCGGTTGTGGAGAACACCAACCGTCCGGGCATGTCGTTGGTGCCGGGGGTGCCGTCTATATTTACTGCAATTGACGCTGCGTTGACAAATTGCGTTCCATCAGAGCCAGCAAAGTTCAAATTTGCAATTTGATCGCCTGACACAAGAACTGTTTGTGATCCAACCGTTGCGTTGCGGGACTTTACAAAATCAATATCAGCACCAAACTGGTCTGCTGAAAATCTACTAAAAGCCATCGCTTGAACGCCAAACTGGGCGTTTATTTGGACACCGGGAATGTTTCCAAACAGCGTTGTAATTGGCGTTGTCAAGCCGCTCAATACGCGGCCATCTGCATCAACAACAAACGGAGTCGCATCAGGATTCGCTGAGTCCTCAACTGATAGCGCATTACCCGATCCGGTTTGCGTGATGCGTAGGCCTGCGTTTGTAGAATTAGCCGGTATTACCATAGACCCATCATCTTCTATGGTTACACCAGAGTTTTGAATTAACTTGCCGGTGGTTCCATCAAATCGAGCAACTGCATTGTCTGTTGATGAAGCTGGGCCATCCACATCGCCGCCAAGTGATGTAATACTACCAACTGTAATTTTGTAGTTAGCACCACTACGCGCTATAGGGATCTCATCACCTGATTGCGCTGGGTTGCCATCCGTTAGCGCGGAGATCTTGGAATTTGCCATTGATCACTCCAACTCAAAATAATTGTTTGGCGCTGTGCCTGTTTCTTGCTCTAAATAGCCAGATGTTTCTAGAATAATAAAATTTTCCACAATTGGCGTTACATCTCTAGAGCCAGAAAACAGTGATGGAATGCCACCTAACCCTATAGCAACAGAATTTCTAAGATCAACGCCAAAGTAACTCATTGCTTGTTGATAGGCTTACAGTAAGCGGTGCCGTCCGTACTGCCAACGCGTAGAACACTGACACGCCACGGAGCACCCGTCGTGTTAAGCGGCACAACAAAAGGTATGGGTGTGTTAGCGGTGATTGCAGTGCTAGCTGTCGTAGCAACAGCATCTACACCAACTTCAACATAACAAGCCACATCGCACCACACTAAAACACCCTGTGGCCCTGCACCCCACGCTGTCGTGTTGCCAGCCGTAGCACCGGCTGTCGCTGTGTAGGTCGGGTAATCGGTTTTACCCATTGGGTTAAGAAGTTCCATCTTGGTTCCTTATGCAAGAAACTTCAATTTATAGATTGTACTTAAGTACAACCCTACAATTTCATCAATAATGTTCTGTAGCGCGGTTTCAGTCTTATCGCACACTTCATACCTGATTTTTTCAATCTCATCAACTTGATCTTGCATAAAATCTAAGATGTTAGAGGTTTTGCCCGCATTCATCAATGAAATTGGGCCAATTAAACCATGTTTGCCTTGGTATGCTTCAGCAAATTTGTCTGCTAAATCGACAATTTGGTCGTAAAACTTACCCAACGCTTTGTGTTTGCTGTAACTGCGTGTATTTAAGTGCACAGAGTGTGCGACATCACGAGCCAAAAACAACATACCTATAAAATCAGCGCATTTCATGCTTAGCTCTCCTGCGGTACGACGTTAGGCATGGGTCTGGCCTGTTGCGCTTCTTCCTGACGGGCCATGATGCCAGCTTCTCGACCCATATCATCAGACTCAGGCATGATCGGGCCTTGCATTTGCTGTGGTGGTATCAAATCACCTGAATCATGTGCAGCAGCAAGCGTGCCCATCACAATATCTTGAATTTGCTCCATTGTCATGCCAGGCATTGTGGCTGAAATACGCTTCGTTTCAGCATCAAATGCCTTAATTTTAGCTTCAAATTCACGTACTTGAACGTCACGAGCCTCAATCGATTGATTAACGTTCATCAACATGTCGTGCATTTGTTGCATTTCCATGCCCATTGCTTCAATTTGCTTCTGAGCGGCTTGCAATGCTGGGTCGTTTTCCTGATCAGCCAACAGTTGTGGGTCAATCGTCTTGCGAAGACGAGCTGCCATCTCTTGAGCACCAGGCCAATCCATGTTTTTAACAAACAAATCGCCTGCCACGGCCCACAAGTTAGGATTGCCCTGCAAGATCTGTGACATCGCGTCCATCGACTCTTGACGCTTAGTCATGTAGCTTGGGCCTGTGGTCACCACCACGTCGTAACGGCCTACCGATGGGTTATAGATCTTATCGATCACCACACCCGTCTGATCCACGATCTTTTTGACCGGCTCTTGCTGGGTCGGGTCAATCTTGACCATGTTGGTTTCGCCATCAATACCAACAATTCTAGCAATACGCTGAGTGTCATAGATCTTTGGTATTAAGTCCACCAGTTGACGGGTCACGTAGCGCACAGCACGCGCTAAATTGTCCACATAATGGTAAGTACCTGTGTCAGATTCCTTCTGTCTTGCTAAAATAGCACGTCCAGAACGCTCGTTAGACACTTGGCCCAGACTTGCATCGTACTGGCCTGTGGTAGCTTTGATGTCTTCAGAAGCACCCATTTTGGCCTGTATGAGGCCCGTTTGCGGTAAAGGTGGTGCAGCACGCTGAGGCAGCGGTAAAATCGATCCTGCGCCGTCTGTGACGTCTGGATTGACCTCTAAATACGGCCAGTTTTGCGTGTTAGCTGTCTTCCACTGGTACTCATAACCTTCAAACTGACCACCGTAACCAATAAATGGCGCTTTAGGTGCAAGCGCAAGCATCTCAGCTTCTTGGCTTGTCCAGTAGTTGTACATCCGTTGGGCATCTTTAGCGTTGCGTACGATGCCTGAAATAAAGATGCGGCCATCAACTTGAAACTCATTACCTACGACGCGCACAACTGGAATCCAATTACCTGCCCATTCGCGCTCTTCAAGCACCTCAAAGCCATTGGTTTTCATCCACATGACTTTCTTGCGGTCTACCTGACGCTCACGTATGGGTACTAGCCCCATCGAGCGCAGCGTAGCGTCTTCGACAGACCCTTTAAACACCGATTTATTGCCAGGGAACAAATAAAGCGTTTCCCGCTTGTGCGCGATGTAGAAATACTCAGCAATACGGATCGTATCTTCTGTGATCCACTGACTAATGTCTTGGTCACCAATACCTTGCGCCATGATCGACGACAGCGGCGCAGCGTTAGGATACATGCGCTGGTAGTCTTCCTTGAGCATGTCCTCGGTAATGAAGCACCACTCAGCGTCCGCACCGCACGGATCTTGGATCAGCGGGTCCATATAGACACTGAAGCTATTGCGTACGCGAGCGATTTTGATGTCTTGATCAAAACTATCTTCGTAGCAATACTCGGTCAGGATACGAATGTAGCCCTCACCATAAGTTACCTGGTTCTCGCACGCCGTGTCATATGCGACGTCAGCGTCTGACATGTACTCAATGTGCCGCACGATGCCGTCGAGCACCTCGGCAACTTCAACATCGGCTTGATCGTTAACAGGTATGACCTTGCCGCTTGGCCGGTTCTGGCGCTGCTCGTTAGTTACTTGTCTTACATGCTGCGGTAGCTTATTAATAGTCAGGCAAGGTCTTGCGTTGACTGTCTGCCCTTGCACCGACCCACGCGTTGCCAATACATCTTGCGGCCACTGCCACTGGTTGTCTGGTGAACCGGCCATAAAGCGTAGATCATCAAGCTCGTCTTCACGGCTCTCCGAGTACGCACCAATCGCTTGCCGTAGCCGGTCGCGCATCAGTTGCAACGTATCTCGATGATCCTTCTGGTCAGGACCGCCGCGAGCCGATACCTTGCCCGCACCTTCAATACCTGTAGGGTCTTGCTTAAGCGTTGCCATTACTTTTTCTTTGCCATAGGTTTAGGGCTTGCTTTTTTCGCCGCTTCACGCTTTACTGAGTAGGCGATCGCCACCGCTTGTTTGACAGGCTTGCCTGCGTCAACTTCAGCCTTGATGTTCTTGCGGAAGGCTTCTTTGCTGGTTGATTTTACAAGTGGCATTATTTTCCTTTCATCGGCTTCTTAGCAGTCTTCGCCGAGTCACGAAAGTCCTTCGCTGTAGGTGCGCCTTTAGCGCCAGGCTTACGCATCTTCTCACCGCTGCCCGCAGCGATGCGTTCACGTTTAGCATGGATGTTTGCGTATAGTCCAGGTTTAGTAGCCATCATTAACACTTCCATCGTTTAAGTGATGCTTTAGCTCGCTCGGCGTCGCCTTTAGCGTTCTTAACAACGCCAGACATCCTAGCGCAAAACGACGCCTTGCGCCCCTTGTCTGCCTCGGTCTTAGGGTTCGGTGCAGGTGCCTTAAGATTACTACCTGTCTCGCGGTTATACTTCTCACGGCCCTTAGCCGTCAGCCCTGCGCCCTTAGACACTGGTAGCTTCTCACCACGTCCAACTGATAGTGATACACCTTTCTTTGCCATCATTTCTTCTTTCGACGTTGGTATGCGCGTTGAGCTATTCTTCCGCACTCACGACAATCTCTACGAGGACCGCCGTTTCGCCCTCCTGTTGGCCGAATAATAGTGTTCTCTGGCGTAAATTCATGCCCTTGTTTGCAATGAGTCAATTTACTGCGCCACCCATAGTTTCCGCGAGAAATGTTCTCTTGTAAAGTGACTGGCTCAAGATGCTCTGGATTGCAACAATGCCGAACACGACATAGATGATCTAACGTCATATTCGGCGGTATTGCACCTTTATAATACTCATATACTTCGCGGTGTACATAGCGAGTACCAGCAACTGCGTACCCATCATGCGTAAATCTTTTTGTCCAAAGCCAACAACCATTAGGTTGTTTGTCTAAATAATCATTAAAATCAATTCGTTTACTCATTTAGCTTCCCATCCAACTTGTTGATGCGTGGTGGGAAGCATAATGTTTTGATGTTTTAATGTCAAATTGTCGTTGTTCTCGGTGCGCGACAGGAAATGCAAACGTCACTGCCAGTGCGTCAGCAGCGTCGGGTGATGCTAATCCTCGGGCTTTCATTTCCTTTTTGCCTTCCAAGAAAATTGTACCCGACGAATTGGGTTTTATGGTAGGCCCAACCAGATCAGACTTTAACGCCCTATCGTTCGGAATGGAAGCAGTTTTAAGCCACTCCTTCATCGTGCCCCACAGCTCGGCTCGCTTATTACCGTACATCACAGGGTTCTTCGCCTTCCAACCAAAGTTCACCCCTCTCACCACCTTATAGCGCTGCTCATGTAGCCTATCTAATATACCGTACCCTAGCCCACCTTCGTCCAGCACCACGAGCGTTGGCTTGTATTGCTCGATGGCGTCGATCACCCGACCCACGATCGTCATCGTGTCCTCGCCATGATACCGATGGATCGCCACCAGGTCACGCCCTTGCCGCACCGCGATCACTGTCGAGTCCGCCCCACCTCGTGCCGGATCGACCCCGATCACTATCGGCGCGGTCTCGTCCTTGTACCGAGGTCTGGCGGCAGCGTCAGCCACATGGCTTGGCGAGATGAACTGGTCGTCACCACTTGATGGAAACTCACCGTACACCTCAACCCGCGCCTGGCTTGAGTCCTCACCGTACTCTTCAATGATCTGACGATACACCTGCTTGTCGGTGTCCTCAACCGTCCTTGCGTCCACTTGCCTTGTGTGCCAAAAGTCACGCTTGGCGTGGAAGCACTCAAAGAAGTACCCCGTGTTGCGTCGCGGGTTACTAAATGCAGCCCAAAATCTGTGCGGAGTGTTTTCAGTAAAAAAGCCTTGGGCTACATCCCAAATAGCGTCGGGTATACCGGATGCTTCATCAAAAATAAGTAAGACACCATCTGAATTGTGTAAGCCAGCATAAGAATCGGGATTTTCTTCCGACCATAGACGACCTTCTGCGCCCCAGTACCGGGTGCCTTTTCTAAGATCTCGTTCTACTAACTCGGTTATCCACTTGGCAGGCGTAATTCTAGTGGCAGAAATTTCCCACCAATGGCTATTAATCATCATAGCAAGCCACTTAGTTATTTCAGCCCATGTAATAGATCGCAATTGAGCTTCCGAGTTGGCCGACACAATCACCGAAGAACCAATCCTAGTCGTAATCATCCAAAGCACGATCCAGCTCACCAGCGCCGATTTACCAATACCACGACCAGAAGAGACAGCCATCCTGAGAACATCAAACTCAGTGACGTTTTTATTTTTTTGAATGTGTTGTTTGATTTCTCTTAATACGTCGCGCTGCCATTTTCTAGGGCCGTGATGGTGCTCAAGCGGTGTGCCCGCTGTACTCCACGGAAAAGCAAAAAGAACAAACGCCTCGGGGTCATCTTTGATCGCTGGGGACCAAAGTCGACTCATCAGCAGTTGCTCGTCTTCCGGACTGTATATTGGTTTCTGCATGTGTTAGCTTTTCACTTTGTGGCGTCACGTCGATCACTTTACCCTCATCAACGCGTGTATCCGCCGCTCTGAGCGCGTCGATCACGCTGATGCGCTGGTCCACCTCAATACTCACCGCTTGCTTGGCGACCCAACCATGCGTGTGCTTCAGTATCTCTAGCGCCGCCTTAGCGTCGCCTTGCCGCGCCGCGTTCAACATGTGCTGGCTGTGCTCGCGCTCACTATCTGCGCGTCCCTTGAGTTCGGCAATTTCGGCAAGTTTGTCATGCTGTTTAAGTAGCCGGTACTCTACAGGTAACAACCCTGCTGCTAACGCCAACGAATCTTCTTTCAAACCAAGATACGCAGCGTTGTAGATGCGCTCCAGTACAGCTTCTGTCGCTTCAATCGTTCGGACTGTGAGGGGTAGGCTCTTAAACATAGCGTGACAATTTTACCAAGATGACCTAAGCGTAAGGGATTCTAATACTTTTGGCTAGTGAACTACTAAAAATTTCTTGTGCCAGTGGACTTTTTAAAAAATAAAAAAATTTCTTGTGGACCCTCCGGCCCTGACCTGCCAGGCCGTCGGCCCTACCCGGGGGCTTCAAACCAAAAACCCAAAAACTGATTGGCAATTTGGGTCATGCTCCAAAGTTTGTAGCTATTGGCAATTTAGGCAATGATCTGCTATTTGTAACCATTGGCAGTTTGGGTCATGCTCTAGACTTTGTAACCATTGGCAAGTTGGGCAATGATCTACTATTTGTAAACATTGGCAATCTTGGCAATGGCAAGACAATTGCCAAGATTGCCAATGATTTCGGCTGTGAAAATGCGCTCGGGGACGGGGAGGGCGAAAAGCCCCAGTTATTGGCAATATTGGCAAAATTGTCATCATGTTTTAGTTAGCCTAGCCCCACTTTGATAGACCCTTGCAATACAGAATAAATGACAATACTGCCAATAGCCCCACAATCCCCTTGTAAATCAACGACTTAGCATTGGCAATCGTTGGCAATCTACCCCCCCTATCCTAGGCAATTCACGCTTTTTAACTTGCCAATCTTGACTTTTGCAAAACAATGATTTACAATAAAAGCTCATTCACTACAGTAAAGGACAATTAATCATGAAAATCACAATCGATTACGCGATCATCAAAGCCCTGCTAACCGCTGCGCCTAAAAAGGACATTCGCTACTATCTGAACGGAATTTGTGTCGACGCATCAAAAGAAACCGTTGTCTTAGTCGCAACTGATGGGCATATGATGCTTTGTTTCCCTGTTAGCGCTGGCGCGATCGAAGACCGCATCGAAGGGCATTTCATCATTGATCGCGTTGATCTTGACGCTATCAAGCCCATGAAAGCTGGCAAGCATACGTTGCCGCTAATCATTGAAGTTGATGAAAAGGGTTACACCATCTCAGGCGCAACAAAGGCAGTTAACACGCTAGTCGATGGCAAGTTTCCCGATTGGCGCAGAGTCGTGCCACAAACGTTATCGGGCGAACTGGCGCAGTTCAATCTTGAGCTATTGTCGCGCATCAATGACATTTGCAAAATCTTTGGTCAAGATGAGTACGCAACGACAATCCACCACAATGGGCGCTCATGCGCTCAAGTAACAGGGCTAAAACATCACGCGCTGCTAATGCTCATGCCCATGCGAAACGATGCAACGCAAGGCGATGCGCCCTTTCCATCATGGGCGCGTATGTAATCAATTCCCGACTTTCTGCGCCTACGCAACGTGGGCGCAGATGGGCGCGAATTGTGCCGACACTCAACTACAGTAAAGGACAATTAATCATGTCATTAGCAATTCATACCAAGTATATCGGGCCAACCAATACGCGCGGCGCACGTATCAAGGCAACATGCACCATTGATAAAGACACTAAGTGGACAGCGAGCGTTTCGTTTGAATACGGCGCTGATTCTGAAACGCGCCACGCGTTAGCTGCCAAAGCGTTGTTGGTCAAACACGCGCCAGATCTGCATGACAAGCAATTGTGGGTGTGCGGTAACACGCTAGACAACCTTGGGTACGTGTTTGCCGTCTATCCCACAATCCAACAATGAAAAAGCATGATCGCGTAAACACGCCCAAAGGCGTTGGCATGGTCGAAGGCGTGCACGGCGATCAGATCACCGTGCGCTTGATCGACCCGCGCTTTCCACTACCTGAGTGGCTAGTGTATCCACGCAAGCAATTGCGCTTGATACGCGACAAGAAAACCGTTGAAGTTTACTT